GTCGTCGGCCGAGGCGGACCAGACCTGCACGTCCGTGATCGACGCGGGCCGGCCGTCCTCGCAGTCGAGGATCAGCGATTGGCCCGTGACGCCGAACTGGATGTCTTGGGTGGTGGTCACTTGGGCACCAGCCATGGACCGAGGCGGCCCGTCGAGGCGTCACAGATGTCCTCAACCAGCCGTTGAAGCAGCCGGCCGCGGTCGATAACGGACAGCCCGAAGAACGGATTGGCCTCGTCGCGCTGGCGCGGCAGATAACGGGCGGTCGCGAACTGCGCGAACAGCTTGTAGGCCCGGAGCGCGAGGGCCGGCACCTCACACGTCGAGGTGGCGATCTTCGGGTCGGGGTGGTTCGTCGCGCCCGACATGATCCGGGCCAGGCGCCCCTTCGCGAACGACCACCGATCGGTCGGCAGCGAGGCGGCGTGCGCGATTGCGACCGGCTGACGCTTCACTGCGAGCTGGCCGTGATCGATCGTCGCGCCGACGCTGGCCGCCTTCTCGTCGAGGCCGCCGCGGCGTTCAGCGCGAGCCTCGGCCGGGTCAGGCTTGGACGGCGGCGGCGCGTGGCGCGCCTCGCGGGCGACCGCATCGGTGATCGCGAGGTCGGAGAGGACGCGCCGCTCCACACCGCGGCGGTCCGTCGGGCCGCCGTAACCGATGTGCATGCGCGTATAGTCCTCGACCATCCACTCGCGAAGCTCCTGCGGGGAACTCGGCGGCTTGATGGCCGGGATCTGCGCGACCGTCTCGACCTCGCCGGTCACTTCGCGGCGCTCCCTTCACGCTTGCCCGCCGGCGGGGCCGGCGGTGGCGGTTCGGGCTGCGGCGCCAGCGCGGTGGCCAGCGACGTGATCGCCTTGGCCTGCTCGGCGCTCGAGGCGGCGAGGAGCGACATCGCGTCGGCGCGCTTGTCGTCGGCGTCGCGGTGCTTGGAGTTCTGCTCGGCGTTCTTGCCGTGCTGGAGCGCGCGCCGGGCCTTCTGCTCGGCGAGGAAGTGCGGGCATGGCGGCTGCGGCTGCCCATCCTCGTCGACGCCGAGCAGCGCCTCGTTGCACGGCGTGCCGTTGCGGGCCTCCTCGGAGATCAGTCGCGCCTTCGGCATGCCGCGGAACACCTCGGCGCAGGGGCACGCGCCGACGGGGATCCCGCCGTAGTACCGCTGCTTCCGGATCCGGTCGGCCTTCGTCTCGTCGTCGCGGGCCGGCAGCGAGGCCGCCGGTGACAGTACGATGTCGACGATGTTGCCGGCGGCGTTGAGGTACGACACAGCGCGGCTGCCCGGCATCGGCCGCATGTTGGTCAGGTCCCGCCCAACGAACCCCTTGGCCGGCACGCGCTCGCGCAGCGGCTGGCCGAAGTCGTCGACGGGGCGCACGTAGCGTCCCTTCGCCTCATCCCAGACGCGGGGAACGCGGAACTGGCCGGGGTGGCCGGACTTGACCCACATGACGGGATCGGTGCTGGACGCCATGGTGTGACCTCGAAAATGCTTGGGGCGGAAAGCCGCCGCCCCGACGGCGTGTCGCCGGTCAGGCGATGCAGAGATAGTCGAACGTGTACGTGCCCGCCGCCGGCAGCACCTTGTAGGTGATAACCAGCGCGGTCGTCGACACGGTGTAGGAGGCGTGGCCGGTGTCGATCGCCACGTCGTTGACGCAGGAGATCAGCACCGCGCGCGGCGCCGTGGCCCACGCACTCGTGAACGTGATCGTGATCGTCGCGGTGGCCTGCGCGTACGATCCGCCCGCGGCGGTCACGACGAGCTGGCCGGCGACGTCGTTGGCGCCGGATGTGATCGCGACCGAGCCGGTCGCGCCCCACCCCGCGGCGATCGCGACGTTGCCGGCGGCGAGCGCGGTGTTGCCGGTGGCGGTGATCTGCCCGCGGTTGCGTCCTTGCTTCGGCATGTCACGCCCCCTTCAAGGGGCCGGACTTGGCGGCGAGCTTGGCTTCCTTGGCGGCGCGATCGGCCTCGATCTTCTCGACGGCCGCGACGTCCTCGGCGGTGGCCCAGCGGAAGCCGGGCTTGAGGTCGGGCGCCCTGCCGGCGTCGATGTCGGCGTCGGAGAGGCGCGACGGAATGCCGACGAGGTGGCCGCTCGGGTTGACGGCGTAGAACGAGCCGGACAGGGCGCCGGCGCTGTTGGTGGTGCGGATGGGCTTCATGGTGTGGCTCCTTGGGTGGGCGTGCTGATCAGGCGTCGGTGGTGATCTGGACGGCGCTCCCGTCCTGGAGCTCGCCGAAGCCGGCGCGCAGGGTGGCGACGAGCTGGGTCGAGCGGCCCAGCACGATGCGGTCCGTCTCGACGCGCGGCAGGCGCTTCCAGACCATGCCGAACGTGGTCGCGCCGCTCGCGTCGTTGAACGGCGTGGACGGGCAGAAGCACGAACCCACGACGTCAGCCGCGGCGTTCGCGGTGTCGGTCATGCCGGTCACCCACACGGGCGCCGAGCGGAAGTTCGCGACGTGGCGGATGCCCATGCCGTAGTCGGCGGTGGGCGCGTAGCCGAGGGCGCGATCGGCGGCGAGCGCGTAGACCGCGGCGGCGGCGTTGGTCGACGTGATCGCGTCGTCGAGGTCGGAGCCCTGCTGGTTGTCCAGCACGTAGCACTGCGCGTTGGCGCGGGTGCCAGCGGTGCGCGGCGTGGTCTGCGCCGCGATCATGTTCGCGATGCTGATGTTGACGCCGGTCGAGCCGACGGTCGTCGCCAGCGATGCGAACAGCGCGAGGAAGTCGTCCTCCATCGCGAGGCTGAGCGCGAAGACCATCCGGTCGCGGATGCGCATGAACAGCTCGAGGCCGCTCACCGAGTCCTCCTCGACGTTGTCGGTCACCTCCATCGCGACGCCGTACTCGCCGGCGGTGATGGTGACGCTCGAGGTGGTGCTCGCGGTGTTGCTGAGGTCGGTGCCCTCGGTGCCGTTGAACTCGGTGTCGACGCCGGCGCCGTCGTCGGCGGGCGTGCCCCAGAAGCTGACCTCCTTGGGGATCTTGACGGCGCTGGTGCTCTTGCCGATCGCGCTGAACTCGCGGCACAGCGCCCACAGGCCGGGCTGTTCCGCGAGGGCGCCGATCATGGTCGGCTCCACGAGGGAGGCGTGGGTCAGGTCGTCGTATGCGGTGGTGGTGATCTCGTTCGCCATGTGGCTCTTTCAGCGACGGCCGGATGCCGGACCGACGCGCACCGTCGCCAGTTCGCGCCGGAGGCGCGCGCTGAACTCGATCGGGCCGTGCTTCGCCAGCAGTGCGTTACGGTCGGCGATCGACATGTCGAGGATCCGCATGTCGTCGCGAACTGCCGGCGCTGGCGGCGGCGGTCCGCCCGAGGTGACGGGGGCGTGGTTGGTTGGCATGGTCGTCGCGGTTGCCGGGGTCGCCGGCGCGGGGGTTGACGTGGTGGCTGCGGGCGTGGCAGTCGCGCCGAGCTGCCGCCATCCGTACGCGGTCGCGCGCGCCGTCACCCACGCCGTCGGGTCGGAGGGGTTCGCCTTGGCGAAGTCCTCCTCGACGACGGCCAGCGCGTCATCCGACAGATCGAACCGGCGCATCGCGCGGTCGAACGACCGCATGGCCTGGTAATCGACGGACTGCGCGGCGGGTGCCTGCGGTTGCGGCGCGGCCTGTTGGGGCGGCGCGGCGTTCGGGGCCTGATTGCGGAGCTTGGCCTCCAACGCGCGACGAGTCTCGGCAGCACCGGAATTGCGCCCTTCCGCGCGGGCCGCGTCGATCATCGCCTGAATCTCAGGCGTGATCGCGGGTGCCGCGGGCTGCGGGGCGGGCGCAGCCTGGGTGCTCGTGACGTTCGGGTCGGTGGCGGTTGCTTCGGTGGTCATGGTCCCTCGTGTCGCGACCGGTTGCGGGCGTCGTCCCCGAATCGCCGGCTGTGCGCCGCCGGCACGCGAACTGGTTCAGGCCGCGACGCCCTCGGCGTGCGGCGGGTCGCCGGCCTCGTGGGCGGGCGAGTCGGCGATCGTCGGATCGTTCGGCGGGCGGCCACCGGTCGGATAGACCGGGTGACCGACGGCGCCGATCGGGTCCTCGCCCTTGGTCATGCCGACGATGCGCATGAAGTCCTGCATCTCCTGCACGTACCAAGCGCGGATCGCGATGTTCTCGCTGATGGCGGCGCGGGCCGTTTCCTCGTCGGCGTCGGGGTTCTCGCGCCGATACATCGCGATGATGTTGTCGATGCCGAGGCGCGCGGCCTGATCGAACTCGTCCATCCGCTGCTTCTTGGGCGTGAGCGCCTGGATCTCGCCGAAGTCGATCCGGAAGCCGGTCGCGTCAAACGCGAGCGCGGGCAGGTCGACGCGCGCCACCGCGGCCATGACGCGCGCGAGTTCGGCCTCGAAGCGGCGGAAGAACTTGATCTGCTTCCGGCGCAGCGCGCGCAGCGGCTCAAGTAGGATCTCGCGGGCCTCTGCGGACTGGACGCCCTGGTGCTTGAGCGTCGTCAGCGAGAGGCCGTAGCTGTTGCCGACGCGCTCGAGGACATGCTCGGCGGCGCGTGTGAAGATCTCCGTGTCCATCGACATGTCGACGGTCGTCACGGAGGTGCCCTCGGGCGCCTCGATCGGCGACTCGGTGTCGGCGGCCTGCTGGCGCGCCATCGTTGTCGTGTCGCCGCTGATGATCGGAACGGTCGTCGCCGACTTCGTCTCCTTGAGCATCAGGATGTGCGACATCCAGATCGAGATCGCCGCGGCGATCAGGTCCTCGCCTTCCTCACCGGGCCAGAAGCCGGGCAGCGATGACGCGTTGAACGTCAGCGGCACCCACCGGCAGACGCCGAGGCCGTGCGCGCGCGGCTCGCCGATCGGGATCATATGCTCGTCGAGGTCGATCACCTCGTGGTCGCTCCAGAGCTGCCACGCGATGACCCGCGGCGCCGTCGAGATGTGCGCCGGCCGGGCGTGCGTCTTGACCAGCCACCCGACGACGAGCGACGCGTCATACGGGTGCGTCACGGCGCGGACGGCGGTGGGCGTCGCGATGTCGATGACCATCGACCGCGACCCGTCGGCGTGCTTGCGGACGCGCGGCCCGACAAGGATCGCGCGGTGTAGGTTCACCATGCGATTCGCCTCGTCCATCACCTCGTCGAGCATCACGGCCGCGGCGAGGTCGACGTACCGCTGGATGTTCTCCGCGTCGCCGCCGACCGTGCGCGAGGCCGGCTCGGCGTAGACCGTCGACATCTCGCCGACGATCCGCTTCACGTCGTTGGAGAAGCGGGCGAACGGCACCCACTCCTTGCGCAGCTCGCGGACTCGGTCGTCCTTGAAGACCTTGTCGACGACCTGGCACATGATCTCGCAGCCGCCGTCGCGATAGAACACGTCGCGGCGCGCGTGCCGGGCGTTGCGGTCGCGCTCGCTCGGCGTGTCGTAGTGCTTGTGCAGGTACTCGCCGAGCTGCGTCAGATTGATCGCGTCGGTGCTGCCGTCGGGCAGCGCGCCGAGCGTTTCGAGGATCGAGACGGTCACGACGTCACCGCCTGCCCCAAGCCGAGGCGCGGGTGCTCGATCTGCCAGAGCGCATACCCGACCGCGGCCGGCCAGTGGCTCAGGTCGTCGGCGTTCTTCTTCTCGGCCTCGCCCTTGCCCGCGGCGTCGCGCTCCATCGACTCCAGCGCCTTGACGAGCATCGGCGCGGCGGTCTTGCCCGTGTCGTCGCAGGCCACGAACAGACGGCGCGTCCCGTTCACGTCGCAGAGGAGCGCGTTCATCATGTCGAAGCGCGACTCGCGCTTGATCTGCTGCGGCTCCGTCGAGCCGGGCTTGTAGCCGGCGGCCCGCGCCGTGAAACCGGCCTTGCGCCAGATCGTGTAGACGTCCTGGCCGGGGTGCGCGTCGCCGCCGCGCGTGTGCGGGTCGATGCGGACTAGCGCGATGTTCGACGCCTCGGAGGCGCGGCCCTTCCAATCGACGGTGTTGCAGTTCCACCGCTCGCGGCACCGCTCAAGCACCTCGCCGACGTGCTTCTCGATCGTCGCGTCGGGCGTCGTCAGCTCATCGACGACGAACCACCGCGGGCGCGTGTCCTTGCCCGGGAAGCGGTACGCCTTGAGGAACATCGACACGTGCTGCCGCGTGCCGGGGTCGTGGCCGATCAGCACGCCGCAGCGAGGCAGACCGGTTGCTTCTGCCGTGACATCGACCGCCCCGAGCGGAATCGGCCGCAGGTTCCCCGGCGCCCCATCGACCGACCGCGCCCAGCAGTGGTAGAGCTGCGCCTCGGGGCCGACGTCCATCGCGAGGACGCGGCGCTGGTACTCGCGCAGGGTGATGCCGTTCGACTTGAACCGCTCCCAGTGGCGCGGCCAGACGAACGGCGAGTCGAGGCCGAGCAGCTTGACGACGCGCCAATCGGGCGCCTTGCTCGCGGTGTCGCGGAAGTTGCG